GTCTCGTGGTTATATTGAGATACTGTCCTATAAATTAATCGTTCTTGTGTTAAGTCACACTTTTTATGTTAGTTGTTGTTTATTTTAAAGTAAAATCAAATAAAAATTTATATTTATGTTAGTTTTAAGTAGTTATAGTTTTTAGGCGTGAAATAGCGTTTTGTACTTAACAAAATGTACGTAATACTTTAAGTTTATTTTATTGTTGGCGTATGGGCAGATTTGATGTCGGATATGACATCTTAACTGCCATAATTATTTAATGCGATGGTTTGTATTCGTTATGAACTTGGTTGTTACCATTATGTGATAATCTGTATTCGTTATGGATTTGGTTGTAATGGATTTTCCGCTTTAGACTTTTGTATGTAAAAGCAGAAAAAGATTCTTTTCTTTAAGTTGAATTATAGGATTGAGATTTTTATGAATAGACCCTGAAGTCTACTTTAAATGTCCGTAGCGGCTGGAAACACCCTTAACATGCGCTGTAAAGTCAGGCATGGCGGCTCGAGTTATTTACTGTAGGTAAAGCTTTATGTGATTTTGTAAAATGATGATGAATTGAAGTTGACCTCTAATTGATTAGATGGAATTTCGAACCCGTTTTGTATCGTTAAGAAACAGGAAGTCCCGTTCTATACCGGAGGGTTTACTTGATTTATTAAAGTGGTGACCGATTTATGCGTAGATTCAACATTGACGATTCTGCGCTATTATCTGCAATATACTACTTTGATTATACTTATTTTATTAATTTCTTTATGGTTAAACATTTCAACATTGACGAAATGGATTTTACTTACGAGAAAAGAAAGCCTATTAGGCAACGAAAGGATATCGATGAGAAATTTAGAAGAAAGCGATCGAAGTATCCTAAAGGTGAAAGGTTACAGTTGGACGTTAATTTGTTTATAGAAAGTAGAGATCGATTGAATAAAAAATATGAGAATGTTTTCTATAGACACAGAGTTGTTCAGACGTTTGATGGCTATGGTCATTGCGAACGTCTTAGGTGGAAAGGATTAGATGGTTATGTTAAAGAACATAATTATTCGTATCTTGTTTTTATATTTGATAGATATTTTGCAAAAGGATGGCATTCATTGTGTAAATCTTGGAAATACACCTCGAAACACGATGTATCTGCAATGCAGTATTATAAATTTTACCAGACTTATAAAGTATATATGTCAAATATTTTGAAATGGATGAAGATAATGCTTATTAATAGAGAAGATTACAAGCAATTTAAAAGATGCATTGAACAACTTCGTGCTTTAGATAGAGCAGATTGGAATATTGAAGCTTATGGAGAAGATGCTATTTTGATTGAAGAGGCGATTGCCAAATATCATTATCCATTAAAATTAAATAAGAAAGGTAAAGCTCAAATGTTTAGTGGGAGTGTTTTTGATGAAGGTAGAAGTACGCCTTTTTTTGGACCTATAGATGAAGTAGAGAAGCCTGAAAGAGGATGGCGTGTTGATGGGAGACCAAAAGGAAATAAAATTTTTTCTAAATATGACTTATTTCCAACTTTTCCTAGATTGGATGCTCGTGTTCAAGCTGAAATATATATTGTGTTAGAGTATATTAATGAGCTGCACAATCCTTTGAAGAGAGATTATTTGGTAGGAAAGATTAAAAAGTATTATGAATGGTGGATTTTAGATCCCTTAAAATGTTTGAAAGCTTATAATAGTCACTATGTTTGTACGGAACATCGTGGTGCGAACTATTCTGGAAAGGCTCAAATGTTTTCAGGTATTTGGCCTAGTGATTTTGGACCTGGTGATGAGGATGATCTTCCTATTGTTAAGGAGGTTGGAATTATGGATGCCATTAAAAGTGTTCCTGCTATGGTTGAAGAAGTTAAATTGGTAAGACAATTGGCTGAAGAACAAGTTCCTAAAGCTGTTGATCAGGCCAATAGAGTTAATGATTTTCTGGATACTGTGAAAGGGTTTTTTTCAAAGTTTTCATGGGGTTCAGTTAGTGAGTTTATTAGTTCAGGATATGAAGCGTTTAAAAATTTTTGTTCCGAAGCTTTTAATAAAATAAAAGAGTTGTGTAATAAAATGTTTAATATTGTCAATGAGAGTTGGTTGGCTAAGATCTTTGTTTTATTTGGGTTTGGCCTGCTTATAGCTTTTTTGGTGCAAAAATTTGCTTCCCTTACTATTGATATGGTTAATATGTTAGATTTATTGTGTGAGGAATGGTTTGGCATGCCCACTTGTTTAGAGGTTGTAGCTGAAAGTCAGATGGTAGGAACTGGATCATTAGTTTGTGGTATTTTGGCTACTATTAGTATGGTGGCATGCGGATGTAGAATGCCTACTGATAGATTGGCTACATCCACGATGTCTCATGCGAATCTTGTTAGTGCCGTTTCTGATGCTGCACCTGCTACCATTAATTGGATTTGCAAAAAGGTTCTTAATATTGATTACTTTATTGGTCCTGAAGAGATTCCAGAGATTACTTCTTGGTTACATGATGCAGAAGAAATTTTTTCAATTCCCAATATTGATTCAAAAGTGTGTACAGATAAAGATATTGCCCGTAAGGTTATAGAATTGCAGCTTAAGCTTAAGGGGTGGAATCAGTTTCTCATGAATCCGAAGTTCAGTACATACTTTAATCAGAATGCTTGGGCTCATAAGGTTATTAAGTTGAAACTTTTGTTTGATAAAGCAACGGTGGTTTGTTCTGGAGCCTTTACGAGGCCTGTACCGACTATGATATATTTGGGAGGAGAAGGAGGTCAAGGTAAAAGTATTTTACAGAATATACTTCTTAGTTATGCGTTTCATCGTATTGCTAAGAAATATCCAGTTGTTGATCCTGATAATCCCGATGGACCTAAATTGATGAAGGCTGTTGATGAGAATTATAAGAAATTTTCGCCTGAGGATATATATCCGAGAGATGGTTCGGGAGAGGTTGTTTATTGGGAAAATTATCATAATCAGAGAGTGATTATGTATAATGATATTTTTAAGGTTGCTGAACAACCAAAGAAAGCTGTGATTGCAAGTGAACTAATGGCAGTGACTGAGAGTACTGCTTATCCAGTAAATATGGCCTTTGAACGAAAGGGTTTGGTTTATTGTGATTCCGAATGGGTTTTGGCCACGTCCAATTTTTTAGATGCTAATAACTTAGGTCTTACTGATAAATCAGTTGGTGGTTTTGTAAGGAGAGTGCAATTTCCACTGCAAGTTCATCGTGTGGAAAATTTAAAGAAGGATCATTCTAATCTTAAGACCGCATGGGTTTTTGAGGTTATATCTTTGGCTCAAAAGGCAAGTGGAGAAATAGCTCGTTGCATACAAATGGCGTTGGACGAGTCTGGATTGAAGTTAGGCCAGAAGCTCAACTTCTTTGAAGTTGTTGATCTTATGGTGGATTGTCATCGAAAACATAAAGCGGGAGAAGGAATTATTAAATTTGAAGATTTTGATTGGGATGCCGTTGATGCTGCTCAGGCGCAAATGTTTAAGGTGAAGGAGTTGAAAGAAGCTAGAAAGAAAATATCTATGAATTCTTATCTAGGGTATCTTATTTTTAAAAGTAATTTTGAAGAAGTCAAGAATAAAAGTATTATACCTTATTTGCCAATTTTCCAGAGTGTGTGTTCGGAATTTGATTCAACTATTATTGCATGCCCTCCTAGTTCAGATGATTTTGAGTTATTAAAGTTAAATTATGATGAAGTTTTTAATGCTCAGGTTGATTTGACAATTGGGAAAGATTACAATTGTAATGAATACGAGATTGCCGTTAGTGTACTTAAAGGATGCGTGGTGTGTGGTAAGATTGATACCTTCGCCTTGAGTGAGTTTGACGGTAATGTCCTTTGCCATGCAATTCTAAATAAAGTTCGAGATAATCCAGATCGATCATATTTGTTTTATGATGGATTGACATTTAGATATATTAATTATCGAGAGCTTAGTTGTGTTTTGAAGGGCGAATCTGATTTTGATTTTGACAAGTTGGGATTGATTCCTTATGTTGATTCCTATGTCAAATGTGTTTTGGTGCGTTGTAATGGGTCTTTAGGTCGAGATGCCTCACTAGTCATAGATGAGGGTCATACGCTGTTCATCAAGGGCAATGTTAATGAAGATGGAGAAGTTATACCTTATACCCGAATGGAGTATATGAACAATCGATATGAAAAGATTATACCTGTTGTTACAGGTGAACAATCTTTTATGGTTGGTAAAACAGAAGTTCAGTATGCACCAGGTAGAGTTTTATCTGAAACTACATGGTCTTTTCGTAGTTTTCGTGATGGACTTGCCCGTTATATAAATGATGCATGGTCGTATTTGACCTCCATTGATTTGTCAAAATCGTTTGAGGCAGATTCAGTTTATGAGAAGGTGCTTAAAGGAGCTGCCGGCTTGGCTGTCATTACGACGCTGGTGGGTCTTATTTCATATAGCATCAAGAAGGTTTATGAAAAGTTTTTCCAAAGCAAAGATGTTGGTGAAGATGAGGAATATTCTTATAATGGGATATCTATGATACCTGTGAATCCTGCTTCGTATGCTCAGTCTTTTGTTAATAAACATGTCCCAGTTGTGCCACGAACAGGATTTCGACCTTTTTATATACAGGCACAGATGGGAGAAGAATCCCCTCAGTTTCAACAAGAGTGTAATGAAGATTTGAATATTCTTAATAATGTTAGATTTGTTGAAGCTACAACACAAGAAGGAGAAATTTTGTCTTCTCATATTCTTTTGATTGATAATAGAACTGCTGTTATAACATCTCATATGTATAGAACGGGGAACATTTTGTCGTATCGAATTTATGGTTTAGGAGGAAAAGGAGGCGAGGTTTATACAAATAAAGATTTCTTGGTCTTGCCTTTAGAAGGAGATAGAGATGGGGTGGTTATGCATCTTAAGAATGAAAGAATCCCTTTTCCCATGGTTAATAATATTGGACATAGGTTTATGACTTCTAAAGTTAATAATTTAGGTCCTGTTAAAAGACTTATGGTTGGAATAGTCGATAAGGTTGATAAAACTACAAAGGTGTTAAAACAAGATGTAATTTATACGTGTAGTGTGAATGAGAGAGCATATTGGAAGGATAAACCGAGAGTGACAGAAACTACTAAGGGTCTTAAAACAATGATGTCTGGATATTATATGGTTCCTAAAGGTAGAGGTTATGCAGGATGTTGTATGTTTCCTTTTAGATCTATGGAACCAAAACATCAGGCTCGACCTTATTTTGGTTTTCATGTGGGGCAGTATGGTGAAGACTCTATAGTGTGTCCCTTATATTCGCAAGATTTTGTTCGTCCTGGAGAGGAAGAAAAGGCTTTGGCCCAAAATTTTTATATTAATCCTGAAGCTAAATATTTTAGTGATAATTGGTCAGAGCCTTTTGATGGGGTTGGTGGATTTTATCGCCCTAGTAAAATGGTAGGCATGCCTACAAAGACATCCTTTGTTAAATCACCGTTGTATGATTATTTGCCGGAATGTAGAAATTTGACCGCTCCTGCTGTGCTTGCGGCTACAGTTAAAGGTGATCCTTACAGAGTTTTCCAGACAAAGTATGCGAAATTTCCTCCTCGACCTTGTCCTGATATTCTTTATCGTTTAGTTGAAACTGAACCTGATCTTTTGTTTAGAGGAATTGAGTGTGACGACCCATATGTGTATGAAGAGTTGTCGTGGGAACAAGTTTTTTTTGGAGAACCTGGTTTTATAGATTCTATGGATGGTTCTACTTCATCAGGTTTTCCTGATCAAGGAACAGAGCATGCAAAACGGAATAGTTACTTTAATTGTGTGTCCCGGTGGATTGATCCTCAGTTGATTAAGGAAATGAATGTGAGAATATCTTTGTTGAAGGCCGGAGTGGCTATTGAACATGTGACTGTGGATTGCAAGAAAGATGAGTTGGTGTCTCATGTTAAAATTGAGGCTCTTAAAACACGTGTTTTTAATGTTGATAATATAAAAGATTCTGCTATCGCCAAAAAATATTTTGGCCATTATATATCAGTACAAAAACAGAGACGGTCACAATCATGTATTGCAATAGGAGTTAATCCTCATGATATTAGCTGGGATTTTATAGCTAATACCATTTTTAAATACGGGCGACATAGAGTTATAGGAGGGGATTTGTCTACTATGGACATTTCAACTCAGAGATTTATGGCAAATATTATTTTGATTTATTTGTGTCGTCGATTTCATATGAAGTATGGTGATTGGTTGTTTAATGTAATTCGCGGAATTTTGTACGCAGTGTTTACAACCATACATATAGCCGGAAATTGGGCTTATTATCATACCAAGGGAAACTCTTCAGGAAATTGGTTAACAAGCTGGATTAATTCTATTTGTTGTGCCATTTATGTTAAATGTTGTTTTTATTACCGAAGGCCTGTAGGTAGTGAAGTGACATTTGAGGAAGTTGTAGCATTTATGTGTTACGGTGATGATAATGAGGGTTCAGTAAGCGAAATTATAGATTGGTTTGACAATCTCACCCTCGAGGAAGATATGCCAAGACTTTTTGGTGTTGAATTTACTGATCCTAGTAAAATGAAAATGGTTAGTCCATTTTTATCTGTTGATAAGCAGATTTTTTTAGCGCGATCTTTTTTAAGATTGGACGATGGATGTTGGCGGGCTCCTCTTGAGCTGTCATCATTATTTGGAATGTTGTTTTGGATTCGTTTGTCAGATGAACAAACTGTAATGGAAACACTTCAACAGAATTTGGAAGTTTTTGCCCGTGAGATGGCTCATTATGAAATCTCGGAAGCTCAAGCTCTATGGAATCAAGTATCTCTTGCTTTGAAGGAGACAGGAATAGTGTATCAAGGTGCCAGTTTAGATTATTGGCGAAAACGTGTTTATGACATGCGTTGTCAGAGTCACGTTCGTAGATAGATTTGATGTAGTCCTGCATGACTATAAACTGCATATGGCTTGGGCGGCCGAATAAAACGCAACCACGGTTTGAAGTGATCTTCCTTCGCCAATTACAAGGTGAAGTGTTATGCTTTCATTCGCTGTTTGTTACTTTATTTCTGCTTAGATTAATCCAACTAGGTAGTTATTGCTAGGATTACAGAAAGACAAGATAATAAACTCCTTAATTTAGTAGGAGAACAAACAACTCAAGAAGTTGTTTCAGATAGAAATATGATAGAAGATGCGTTAGGTATAACTAAGTATGCTAAACCATCGGAAAGTACATTTACCCAGTTTTCTTTGGTAGATAATCCTATCAAACTTATGTCAAACTGGTTTGAAAATGATACTCAAAATTTGGTTACTGGGAGTACTCATACTTATGACCTTTTGACTAATTTGCTTGGACATTTTGCAGATATTGTTGGTATTAGATATAGGTATTTTAAATCAGATATAGAAGTTGCTATAACTATTAGAGCGTCGGCTCAATATTATGGCTCGTTGGTGGTATCATGGTATCCAGGTGTGGTTTCTGCAGACTTCGCCTTTGCTAATTCAGACCCTGTTATTATTGATATAACAACAGGTGGTACTTATATTGTGCAGATTCCCTTTAGTTCTGTGTATGAGGCTTATGATGTTACTACTTTGGATATTAGATCAGGTTATGTGACTCCTCGCCCTATGCTTTACATTTATTGTCCTTATGTGCGCTCAGTTAATAGTACTCAGCCTACTGCGCAATATACCCTCATGAATAGGTTTGTTAATCCAATATTTTATGGCACCACCACCAGAAGTGGAGTAGCTCAAATGAATAATCCTGTTGTTGAAGGAATTAGTGCTACAAATGTGTTTGCGAATCCGTATGTTTCAGCGGGTACGGCTGCTTTGGTGGCAGAAGTGGGATTAGGATCTCCAGTAACGAGAGTTGCTGGACAGGTGATGTCATATTGGAAAGAGGCCAATCAGGCCTACAAAACGGGGAAAGACGCTGCAGATGCAGGTAGGGGGATGTACGGAGCGATGAAGGATGCAGTCCGTTCTATGTTTGCTCGGGACGTTAAAGAAGAGGAAGCCGCAGGAGAAGTGCGTAATGCGCCTACTCCGACAGGTTTTCTTCCAAGCATGACTTATACGTCAGCTGATATTTTAGATCCTGGGAGTGCTTTTCGCATTCCGCCAGTAAATTTAGCCGACCATCACTTAGAACATTATTTGAAAGAGCTAATGCAAATTCGGACTATACATCATGATTTGGCATGGACTTCTACAGCGCAAGATGATATTATGGGGTTTCACCCGATGCTGATGTGGTACAATACGACGTGGGGCTGGCCTTATTCAAGCTTCTTTTCACAGTTTTTCCGTTATTGGAGAGGTTCATATGATGTAGATTTGTTATTTTTCACTTCTCCTCTTGTTACAGCACGGTTTGTTATAAATGCGTATACTGAGGGTCCTACGAACACTAAGCCTTTATCGTCAGTTAATGCTAGTTTTCATTTCCTTAAGCGTGTGGATGTGGCAGGTTTTACAAAGGTAAGTTTGAGGATACCTTTTGTTTTCCCCTCACAATGGAGTGAGGTGTATCCCTTTAATGGGGAAAATATGGATGTGAGTCAATCTATAATACCATCCAAATTGAATATTCATTTGGAATCTCCTATTACTGGAGGTGGAGATCAGTCCCCTCAAGTGTATATGATGGTATTACTAAAAGCCGGGCCAGATTTTCAAGTCCGTTCTTTTTGTGGAGATTCTTTTTATCATTATGCTTTAGAAGATGATAAAGGAAAAGGTAAGGAGAAGATTGGTGTAGCACAGATGCATGTTCGTAGTATGGAATGCGAGTATGAAAATATGTTTCAGGGTGAAAATCCGTATTCTTATAGAGAGCTACCAGAAGATTACATGTCTGTTGAGGACTGTTGTTTAAGGTGGAGCTCTAGACAGGCTGTTCCATTACAGCCATTTTTACAGAGTCATTCCTATGACCCTGTTGGAGATAGTTTCGATCATTTGGTCGCATGCTTTCGTTATGCGAGAGGATGTGTACAGGTAAAAGCCGTAAGGCCTACTGAGTTCCCGGATCAAAGTTACTTTCTCAAAGGAACACCGTTGCCAGGTGTAGGTGATCTTGATAATATGAATTCAGGAGAGTATAGAACATATCTTTCTTTGAATCCTGTTATAACTTTTGAGATGCCTATGTTAGCACACACAGATTGGTTTGTGGTGCATGCAGATACAATACCTGGGCCATCTCAGTGGCCTATTGCAACGTCTGATTCTTCTTTGTCGGATTATTATGCTAGAGCTGGTAGAGGATTTCAAATTGCTTTTTTGAATCCCCCGATGTCAGCTAGAGAGGCAGTGACAATGTTTTCGACGTGAGACCTCTTGAACTCAGA